TCATAATCCATCGGTCACGGGTTCAAGTCCCGTCCGCCCTACTCCATCTTCGGGCGAGCCCTCGCCGGTCATGAGCCAGAGCTTGTTGACCTGAGTGCGGAGCACGATGCGGTTGACGACCTCGATGTAGTTGCGGGGCATCGAGCCCGTCTCCCAGTTGCCCCAGGAGTTCTGCGTGAGGTTGCACTCGACGGCAGCTTCCTTGAGGTTCCATCCCATGCGCCAGCGCACGAGCGCGAGGCGCGCGCCGAATGTGGCGACATCGGGAATCCAGTTGCTTGCTGGCTGTTCTGTGGTCATGACCCAGAGCATATGACATGCCGTGCATTTCGCGCAATATCTAAGAACATGTGTATTTCACCTTGACGAGTGCGAATCGCGCATGTCATGATCTGGGCCATGACCCAAGAAGATGTGACAATCACAACTCACGACGTGGCGACCATCGCCCGCGTCGATTCGTCCACGGTACGTAGATGGGTCAAGGCTGGCCTGCTCAAGCCTTCCGCGGTGACGCCGGGCGGGCAGTACAGATTTCGCCGCTCGGACGTTAAGAAGTTGCTCACTCCTGCGAGTTCGGCGTCATGAGCGCCGCGGCCTCAGCTCCTGCGTTCATCGATTCGCATTGCGAGAGTCAGAACCGCCTTCCACAGCCACAGCCGGTGAATCGCTCCCGCACGTTCGGGAGCATCTGCGGCGTCGGTGGCAGCGCGATTCTGCATCCCGAGTACCTCATGGGTGAGGCGCAACTCCACACCTTCGGGGACCGCGACCTCAAGGTCGGGCTCGTAGGCGTCCATCGGGTCGTCGCTCGTCACGTCGAACTTCATGTCTCGCACGCGCCGCCGCCTGCCTGCCATGAGAGCGAGAGTACCGCCGCGCTCCAAGCCGCGTAGCGGCGACACGACAACTTCACACAGACCGAATCATCCAATGAAGGGCACATCATGACGGTTCGCACCATCAACCACGAGACCATCCGAGAGGGTCAGCAGGCCTGGCTCGAAGCCGAGTACGACGCTCGCGCGGCGTACGCCGATCTGCGACTCGACACCCTCGACCGCATCGGGCCTCAGGTCACCGACGCCGACCGGTTCGACGCCGCGTACGCAATCTGGGACGACTACATCGACGGTCGCCGCCACGACGACCTGTTCGAGCCCCTCTCGACGGCGCGGCTCTCGGAGCAGGCAGGCATCTTCACCCGCATCTCCCGCTACCTGCCCAGCCACGAGCTGGTCTCGCTGGCCGAGGCGGCGTGGGGAGAGGCGACGTTCGAGGTCTTCACCCGGCAGATGGGCAGCGGCGCGCTCACGGGCAAGCTCGGCTGGTATCGCGGCGCGACGCTGATGATCGTCAGTGCCAGCGACGGCCCGGTCGGCCGAGAGAAGGTCGCGCTCACGATCTGGAAGCAGCGATGCGGCCACGTCGTGACCGAGGTGCGACCGCGCGGCGGTCGCCTGCTAGCACTGCACCCAGTGTTCGGGCGGGCGATCTGATGGGCACGGCGAGGATGAGCCTCGAGTCGATGCTGTACCCGGTCTCGCTGATCGCTGAGACGGCGGAGAGCGCGCCGCTCGCGGACGGCTTCTGGTACTCGGGCGACGACATCGCGGTCGCCACGCGCTTCCCGATGAGTTCGACGGCGACGCGCGCGGTCGGCCGGTTCTCACCGGACGGCCCCGAGGGCTACCGTGCGGAGACCGCGCCGGATGCTCCGCTGCGCGAGACCCGAGCCGCCGCACGCGCCGACGAGCGCGCGCACCGCGAGACGAACAGCGCTGCCCGCACCGAGCGGCTGCGCCGCGCGAGTCGCGACGAGAAGCGCATCGCTCGCGCCGAGCGGTACGCCGCCCGCCGCGACGCCGAGACGCAGTACGACCTCGGCTCGACCGTCCGCGTGGTGGCGTCATGAGCAGTCTCGTGCTCGACGGCGTGAACCCGCGATCGCGCACGGTCGATCCCGTCACGTCGGTCGACGCCGGCCGGGACGCACAGCTCACGGCATCGCAGGGGGAAGTGCTCTCGATGTTCCACGCGCGACCGATCGACGGTTTCGCCGATCACGAGCTTGTGGAGTGGGGCGAGTACAGCGGGTCGCGATACACGCCTCAGCGAATCCGCTCGGCACGCGCCGAGCTCGCCGAGAAGGGTCTGCTCGAGCACGGCGAGGGCGACTACCGGAAGACGCCGACCGGGAAGAACGCGCGCGTGTGGACGCTCGCGAGCAAGGAGGACTGAGACATGGCAGTGAAGCTGTCCGGCCGTCTGCCGGAAGCCGACCGGAGCGGGCTCGACCTGCTCCAAGGCGAGCTGGTCCGTCACCCCGAGTCGAGGCATCTCGTCGTCGCGGTGATCGACTGCGCGCGCACGACGGTGGATCACGGCGACAACGGCGATACGTACACGCCGACCGCTGGCGTGATCTTCATCGAGCCTGTGCAGGACCAGGAAGACATCGAAGCGGTGCTCGAGGTCATGGGCCGCGTGCGCGCCGAGCGCGTCGACGGCGGCACTCTCGACTTCGACTTCGGCGTCGGCGACCCGCTCGCGACGACGTTCCGCCGAGAAGGCGAGGCGGACGATGCGTAGCGGAGTGGTCGAGGTCGTCATCGAGCCCGATATCAGCGGCTTCATGCGCGCAGTCGATGTCGCGACCCGCGAGCCGGAGCGCCCGATCGACGCGCCGGACGAGCGCAAGGCACACGGCGACCCGACCCTCGGCGGCGACGGGCTCCGCGTCGCGATCGACGCCGACTGCCCGCACTGCGGGTGGCCCGAGCGTTTCTTCGAGACCCGCTCGCGCCGCTTCGGCTGCATCAAGTGCCCGTACACGTCCGACGAGAGGAACGCCTGACCATGAAGACCGAGACCCTGCCGCCCCTCGTATCCGTTACCGAGGATGAAGCCACCGAGCAGGAGTGGCTGGATGCCCGTGCGGGCCGCGTCACCGCCTCCGAGGTCCACTCGATCGCGGTCGGAGGCCGCTCGACGTGGCTCCGCATCCTGGATTCGAAGCTCAACGGGTCGAAGTTCTTCGGCACCGCGAGCACCCGCCGCGGCAAGCACCGCGAGGCCTTCCTCATCGACTACATCAGCCAGTTTCTCGACCCGACGATGGAGCCCAACGCGCGGCTGTTCGTCCACGCCGAGAACTCACGACACGGCGCGACGCCGGACGGCATCGGCGCGACGGCAGGCGCGGAGGTCAAGAGCCTCGACTTCGGCGCAGACCAGAGCGAGCCGCCCGAGGACCACTACGACCAGTGCCAGTTCGGCATGTACGTCACCGGGCGTCCGCGCTGGCTGTACCTCTGGGAGGTCATGGGCGAGGACGGCGAGCCGAAGCTGGACGATCCGCAGTACGTGTGGATCGAGCGCGACGAGCGCCGCATCGAGAGGCTCGTGAACGAGGCCGACAAGTTCCTCGAGTGGTGGGACGCGGGAGCGCCCGAGACCGACGACCTCGACCCCGAGCTGGACGACGCGCTCGCCCTGTTCGCCGACGCCCGCTCGCGGAAGAACGACGCTGCGGCGGACGAGAAGGCCGCGGAGCAGCGCATCCGGGCGCACATCGCGGCGACCGAGGGTGCGGAGGAGAACGGGCTCAAGCTCGCAGGCCGGGCCGCGCAGCTCGTGTACACCGTCTCGGAGAAGGAGGCGCTCGACGCCGAAGCCTGGGCCGAGGCCGAGCCCGAGTCGTTCGCAGGTCACGCCGACCTGCTCGAGCGGGCTGCGGACGCCTCGAAGGCGGCGACGGCGATCTATCACAAGACGGTCCGTTCAACGCGGCTCGCGATCACCCCGACCAAGGAGAAGAAGGCATGACGACTGAGACCACTCTCGAGGAGGTTCAGCAGACCCTCGCCGAGTACGAGCGCATCGCGATTGGGACCGGCGAGTGGAACGGCACGGACGCGCCGGAGTTCAGCGACGACGGCCGCGAGTGGACGAGCGCGTGGCTCCCGACCGAAGACAACCCGCACCCGGCGCTCTGCCGCGCGACGGTCTACCGCAAGGGCGTGGATCACCCCGTGGTCGTAATCGTCCGATGGGACGAAGCCTTCCCCGCCGACGACGACTGGCGCGCTCTGTGGGGCCGGAAGCCGATCGCGCTGTTCGGCGCGTTCGCGATCCGCGCCGCGCTGCGCCGCGCGTTCCGCGACGTGATCGGCGAGCGACGCGAGCCCGACGAGACGCTGACCGTGGACCCGCCGCAAGCGGCCTCGACGGGGCGCGACTGGTTCGCCGACCTCGCCGCCGCCGAGACGCCAGCGGCGGTCGGCCTGCTCCACACCGAGGCGAAAAAAGCGCGCGCAGTGACCGTCGAACTCGAGCGGGCAATCCGCCGACGCATCCGCGAGCTGCGCGAGACCGGCCCCGAGGCTGCGATCATGCCGACGCCGACCCCGACGCCGAAGCTTGCGCAGGGCGGCATCGTGGCACCGCAGCCGGAGCGGGCCGTGCAGGCAGCGTCGCCGCGCCCGGTCCCGACGCCGCCGAAGGTACGCCTCGAGGAGACGGTGCGCCGCCCCAAGGGCGCTCGTCGCCCGCAGAAGCAGAAGCCGCGTGGCCCTCGTGGCTGAGCCGGAGTACGCCGAGCAGTTCGAGGGCGAGTTCGTGGACCTCTACCGGGAGCTGAGCAAGGCGACCCTGCCCGAGGGTGGCGACGCCACGCTCAGCGGCATCGCCCGTCGCCTGTTCGCGGCCGGAGTCCGCGCGAGCGACATCGACGGCACCGAGAGTGCGCCCGAGCAGCAGCCGGTCAAGGACTATGCGGACAACATTGCCGAGCGCATCGTGGCCCAGTGGCAGACCTCGTTGAACGATCAGCGCACCGTCGCCGAGATGGTCGCCTCCGGCGTCCGTGAGGGCTACTCCCTCGGGATGGGCGTCTCGTGACCGAGACGAACCCGATCACGGGCGAGGTCACCGAGGACATCGGCATGGAGTTGGTGCCCCTCAACCTCGCGGCACTCTCGGAGGACGAGCTGCTCGAGATGTTCCCGACGCCGATGCAGGCGATGGGCGCGCTCATCCACGCGCGCAGCGCGAACGCCCGAGCACCGCACGCCCTGAACGCCTACCGCGCGAAGCTGCGCACGGCCGAGAACGCGATGCGGGTGACGCTCGCGAAGGTCGTCCGCGACCTTGCCGAGGAGTACCCGCGCGCGAACATGACCGAGCGCCGGATGCTCGCCCACGCCGACGAGCGAATGATCGCCGCGCAGGACGCCCTCGACACGGCGTGGCTGCTCTACGAGTTCGCCCGCGACTACGCGAAGGCGATCGCGCAGGACATCGAAGTGCTGCGATCGATCAACGCCAACCTGCGCCCCGAGCACCGATGAGCGCCGCGAAGCTGGCCGTCCGTCTCGAGCGCGCGCAGGCGCACCTGGACGCCGTGCGGAGCTACCACGCGAAAGTCGACAAGCTCGTCACCGCGCGCACGCCGAGCGACCCCGGCATGGTGTCCGGCATCCGCCGCACGCCGAGCGTGAGCGCGGACGCGAGCGCCGACGCGCTCCTCGCCCGCTACGCCCGCAGCCTCGACCGCCTCAGCGCGGCCGAGCGCACCGTCGAGGCGATCACGAAGCAGCTCGACGCCGCTCGCGCCGAGGAGGGCCGCGTGCCCTTCACGCGCGACCAGATCGTCGGCGCTGACGCCGTGAAGACGAGCACCGGGTGGCGCACCGTCCGCAAGGTGAACCGCACCACGGTGTCTGTCGAGACCGGCTTCTCGTGGACCGACCGAATCCCGTTCGATCAGGTGCTCAGCACCTACCGGCAAGGAGACTGACCATGACCCGAGTCACGAAGACCACGAGGAAGAAGCACCGCACCGGAGCGGCCGAGACCGTCAACCCCGATCACATCGGCTGGCACCGCGCGATCGTCGCCGGAGTCGTGCTCACGCTGCTCGCCGCGGTGATGACCTCCTGGAACGGGCTCATCTACGTCGCGGAGCAGCAGCTCCTCCACGAGCGGCTCCTCTGGCTCACGCCCGTGATGATCGACATTCCCCTGATCGTCCTCACGCTCGCCCGCGGGGCGCTCCGCAAGCGCGGCATCCGCGCACGCCGCCTCCTGGTCGGCATCCTCGCGCTGACGATCTTCTCGTCCGGCGCGAACTTCCTCCACACGGTCGCCGAGACCGGCTTCGACTCGATCCCCGCAGCGCTCGGCGCGCTCACGAACGCGCTCGCCCCGTGGCTGATCCTCGCGATGACCGAAGTGCTCTGGCTGGTCGTCACGAAGCCGATCCGCCCGCCGCGACCACGAGCGAAGCAGCGCCGCGCGCCGCGCGCTCGGAAGCGCAAGCCGCGCCCTGAGCCCGGCCCGACCCTGTTCGACGCCGAGGATCAGGAAGAGCCCGACATGCTCGGCGCTCTGAGGGAGAACGCAGCGTGAGCCACCCGAAGCCGACCCCGCCGCTGATCCTCACCGGTCGCGCACTCCAGGAGCGGAACAAGAAGATCGACCAGCGCGAGCGGCAGTGCTGCGCGTGCTGCGGCATCGCGATCACCGAGGGGGCGTCGCGCCACCACCGGAAGCTCAAGTCGCGTCGCGGCGGCGACGAGGTATCGAACGGGCTCCTGCTGTGTGGCTCCGGCACGACCGGCTGTCACGGCTGGGCGCACGCCGAGCCCGCGGAGGCGCGGCAACTCGGCTTCACGGTTGAGTCGCACGAAGACCCGCGCCAGGTGCCCGTCGCGCACGTGCTCTACGGGCTCGTCTACCTGGACGACGACGGCGGCGTGTGGAGCGAACCGCAGACCCCGCCCGAGGTGGCAGCGTGAACGGCCCTCGGTTCCTCGACTTCTTCGCGGGCTTCGGCGGCAGCTCGTCCGGTCTCGTGGAGGCTGGCTACGAGCTGGCGACCGCGTACAACCACTGGGACAAGGCGATCGCCGTTCACAGCGCCAACCACCGCACCGCCGACCACGTGCAGGGCGACCTCTCGGGCTACGACATGCGCCGCCTACCGAGGAACGCCGACGTGCTGTGGGCCTCGCCCGAATGCACGTGGCACAGCCCCGCGGGCGGACGCAGGCGCGCTCGCGCAGCCGACCTCGACCTGTTCGAGGACTACGTGCCGACCGACGCCGGAGACCGCAGCAGGGCGACGATGTTCGACCCGATCCGCGCCACCGAGGCTCGCAGCTTCAAGGCCGTGATGATCGAGAACGTGCCCGAGGTCGCGGCCTGGCCGCTGTTCCCGGCGTGGCTCAAGATGTGGGAGGCGATGGGGTACACGTGGCAGATCGTCAACGTGTCCGCGGCGCACATCTACGGACCGGGCAACGCTCCGGCCGGCCAGTGGCGCGACCGCATCTACATCGTCTTCGCCGCACCGGGCGTCAAGATCGCCCGCATTGAGCCCCGCCCGCTGGCGTGGTGCTCTCAGTGCGACGCGGTGGTGGAGTCTCGGCAGGACTGGAAGAAGTCGCTCCCGATCCAGGTCGGCAAGTACGGGCGGCAGTACGTCTACGTGTGCGCGGCGAACCAGCACGCGCGGCACGTGGTCGAGCCCTACGTCCTGCCCGCTGCCGCGGTGATCGACTGGAGCGACCTCGGAACGCGCATCGGCGACCGCGAGTCGCTCGGCATGCGGGCGCTCGCGGCAGCGACCATGCGTCGCGTCGAGGTCGGCGCTCGCATGTTCGCTCGCCCGGCCGTCGTGCAGCACCACGGCCAGACGTGGGATGCCGCGAACGCGGCGCACCCGCGCTACCTCGACCCGCGCGCCTACTACCGTGCGTTCGCGGCCGACGAGGGGCCGCTCATGACGCGGCAGGCGGGCGGCACCGGAGACGCGCTCAGCGTCCCGCCGTACCTCACGGCGATCAACCACGACCAGGACCACCGAGCGCAGATGCTCGAGAGCGGGCCGCTGCCGACGCGCTCGACCAAGATCGGCGACGGCCTCGCGTTCCCGCCGTTCCTCTCCCAGCAGTACGGAGAGCAGAAGGGCAGCGAGCGCCGCAGCACCGATCCGGGCATGACCTCGCTCGGGACCGTCGTCGCGGGCGGCGCGCACCACAACCTCGTGGTGCCGCCCTACGTCGCCGACATGCATGGCACCGGCACCGCGCGCTCGTCCGAAGAGGCGCTCGCGGCAGTCACCGCGGGCGGGAATCACCACGGGCTCGCTGTGCCGCCTGGAGCGTTCCTGTCGCGCCAGTACACGCAGAAGGGCGAGGCTCGACACCTGAACACGTCGGTGATGGAGCCGACGCACGCGATCACGGGAACGGGCGGGAATCACGCGCTCGTGATCCCGCAGCGCAAGCGCCCCACGGAGATGTACGAGGGCGAGCTGCCGTTCGAGCTCGAGGACGTGCGGTTCCGCATGCTCGGCCCGCGGGAGCATCTTCGCGCGCAGCGGTTCTGGGAGGAGTACGACACGTCGGCGGCGAACAAGTCCGAGACGACGAAGGGTGCGGGCAACGCCGTGCCGGTCAACACGTCTCACTGGATCGGCGAGCACGTCAAGGCGGCACTCGCATGAGCGAGCAGCGCTGGCACGCGACGGTCGCCGAGCACGTCACCGAGGCGGTGCTCGAGCTGCGCGACGACGAGGAGTTCCGCGCTCGCCTGACGGCGAAGATCGACACGCGCAACGCGGGCGAGGACGACTGCGACATCTGGACCGGCGCGATGTCGTCGGAGGGGTACGGCGTGATCCGCCTCCCGCAGTCCCGCTCGCTCGTCGTCCGAGCGCACCGCGTCGTCTGGATGCTCCGCTTCGGCGCGGTCCCGAACGACCGTCCGTTCCTGGATCACGTCTACCCTGTGTGCCGCTACCGGTTCTGCGTGAACGAGTTCCACCTGGAGCCCGTGACGAACGCGGTCAACTCGGCGCGACGCCGCGGCACGGGGCGCACCCCGCAGCGGGCGATGCGCACGGTAGCGCTCGCAGCTCGCGACTACTGGGCCGCACAGGCGGTGGCAGCATGACCGCCGATCGGGCGTGCCGCTGGTGTCGCGGTCCCATCCCGGAGGCGGCTCGAGTGGATGCGATCACGTGCTCGAAGCGCTGCCGCCAAGCGCGGAACCGCTTCATCCGAGCGGTCGGCTCCGCGCGCGGCGCGGCGGGCGCGGCGGGCGTGCTTGAGCCGATGCGGTTCGCGTACGCCGATCCGCCCTATCCGGGCAAGTCTCGCCGTTACTACGGCGAACACCGGGACTACGCGGGCGAGGTCGATCACGTCGAGCTGGTCGCTCGCCTCTCGGAGTACGACGGCTGGGCGCTGTCGACATCGGCGTCGGCGCTCCAGCATGTGCTCTCGCTCTGCCCGCAGGGCTCTCGAGTCGCAGCATGGCACCGCGGCGAGCGGCCAAACCGCCGACAGGTCATCGTCAACGCATGGGAGCCGGTGATCTACTTCGGCGCTCGACCTGTCGTGCTCGACGTCGGGGACGACACGTCGCGAGGATCCTCCGACGACACCTCGTCCACGGCCACGGTGCGACACGACGTGTCGCGTCGACCAGGTGAAAACGTCGCGGCGATCGCGTTCGACGGCTCAGGCGTAGCGGCCGCACTACGCGACGTGTCGCGAGGCGCCGGTGCGACGCGACGGGTCGACAGTCTCGTGCTCGGTGTCTCTGCGCGCACGACCGACCCCGAGCGCGTGACGGGTGCGAAGCCGGCCGGATTTGCTCGCTGGGTGTTCGAGCTGCTCGGCGCGACGCATGGCGACGAACTGGACGACCTGTTCCCTGGCTCCGGCGCGATCGCGCGAGCGTGGGACATCTACACAGGGAGGGCGGCATGAGCACTCTGGTGATCCCGGAGCGTGCGATCACGTACGCGGTCTGGTGGGAGGAGTTGGGCATCCTCAAGGTCGGCCGGGCGTGGAAGATGCACCGCCTCCGACGCCTGACCGCCACGGGTGGTCGCATCCTCATTCTGTGGCGCGACACCCCGGCCGGGTACGAGCGCTACGCCCTGCGCGAGCTGGCGAAGCACTTCCCGAAGGCCTTCGCCGACGCCGACGAGAGCGCCCACATACTCCCGAACGCTCGCGGCTGGACCGAGTGTTTCCGCGTCGCGGCCGACCTCGTGCGGCTCGCGCTCAAGACCATCTTCCGAGGGATCGCACGCCATGACCTTGACGAACAGACAGCGCGCCGTGCCACCGAGCATGTTCGCGGACGAGACGCTGATGGAGCTGCCGCCTCCGGTGAGACTGACGGGGATCGGCCTCCGGTTCTACGTGGACGACGAGGGCCGCGGCTCCGCGACTCCGGCGCTGATCCGCGGGCAGCTCTGGCCGCTCGACACGGCAGTGACGGACGCGACGATCCGGGAGCACCTGAGAGCGCTCGTGAAGGTCGGGTACATCGAGACGTACTCGATCAACGGGAGGAAGCTCCTCGCCCTGACCGACTGGCCGTCCGTCGACCGCGGCTCGAGGTCGAGACTCCCGGCACCACCGAGCACCGAACCGCTCGCGAGGTCTTCGCGAGCCTCTCGCGAGACCTTCGCGGTAGAGGGGGGAGGGGAGGAGGGCCGGGAGGACGGTCGCGAGGAGGGGGCCGGGGAGGGGGGCCGGGGACCATCGCGAGACGCTCGCGACGAGACCGAACCGAGCCCGTTCTGCCGGAAGCACCAGCCGCACGGAACCGACTTCGCCTGTGGTGGGTGCGCCTCTGCACGCAAGCGGCACGACCAGTGGCTCCGCGCCGAAGCGGAGGCCGAAGCCGAGGGGCTGGCTGAGTGAGCACTCGAGCTGACCGGAACCGGCACACCGTCCTGGACCGTGTGCTCGCCGAGGTCGACGGAGCCGAGCGCCGAGCGCTCGCCGACCTCCGCTCTGCGGGCTTCCGGTTCCAAACCCTCGCAGCCGCTCGTCGCCACCAGGCCACCGTGCGGGCCTTCCACCGATTCGACCGAGACCAAGACGCTGAGGCAGCCGCCGACGCGATGCACCCCAACAACCTGAGGAGGATCACCGGATGACCGGAGAAACCGTGCTGACGATCGTCGGCAACCTGACCGCCGATCCCGAGCTGCGCTACACGCAGAGCGGGCTCGCCGTCGCGAACTTCACCGTCGCGTCGACCCCGCGCGAGTTCGACCGAGAGTCGGGCCAGATGAAGGACGGCGACCCGCTGTTCCTCCGCGGCAGCGTGTGGCGTGAGCACGCCGAGCACGTCGCATCGTCGCTGTCCAAGGGCACTCGGGTGATCGTGCAGGGTCGCCTCAAGCAGCGCCGCTACGAAACCGAGGGCGGTGAGAAGCGGGCGGTGTTCGAGCTCGACGTGCTGGAGATTGGCCCGGCGCTCCGCTGGCAGACCGCTCAGGTGACGCGAGCGACTGACCGCAGCTCGTCGCCGAGCGCGCAGCAGCCGGCCACGGAGTCATGGTCGACCGAGCAGCCCGCTCAGTCCGAGCCGTGGTCCGACGACACGCCGTTCTGATGGTGAAGCGGACGAGGGAGGAGCGTCGCGTGCGGCGCTACATCTCGGCGTACTACTTCGGCTACTACTTCGCGGGGCCGATCCTCGGGCTCGCCGGGCTGCTGGCGTTGGCCGCGCTGGTCATGTCGGTCGTCGTGATCGCGGGCGTGCTGTCTTGAGCGGCCGTCCCTGCGTTCGCGGATGCACTGTCGCGGGAGTCCACTATGCGACGTGCTCGGGCTTCGGATCGAACGATGGTGAGTGCCGCGGGTGCGCGCCGGTCGAAGCTCGAGACGGCGTGCTCATCTGCGACCGATGCTACAACCGTCTCCGTCGTCGCATCGAGGCGGCACCCGAGCTGGTAGGCCTGCTGCGCAGCATCGCGGACCCGCTCAAAGCGACGGCCTACGACCGCACGACGGTCTCGGGGTCGACGCCGGAGGGCACCCCCGCACCTGTCGCGGCGGACCTGCTCGATGCGTCGGCGGACATCATGCACGTGATCGGCGGCGGGAAGCTTGAGCCGGGCGCGGCGAGCGACACGGCGTACTCGCAGGCGCTCGAGGCGGTGCGGTTCGTGCTGAGCACGTTCGACGCGCTCGCGAACGACGCTGACGCGGTGCTCGAGTGGTGGCGGCTGGTGATGTCGCACGAGCTGGAGGATCACCCGGAGTTCTGGACGATCACGCGGGCGCTCGCTCGGTGGCCGCTGGAGGATCGCGCCCGGTGGGCGAGTCAGCCGTGCCCGGAGTGCGGCACGCGGTCGGTGAAGGTCACGCCGCCTCGGCATCGGTTCGCGCGGTCGTGGTTCGCGTGCGCGTCGTGCGGGTGGAGGAAGACGGACAAGGACGATGACGGTCTGTGGGCGGCTGCGTTTGGTCAGCACGCTCGGGAGGGCCGCAGAGAGAGAGGCAGTGACATGGACGAGAAGCATAAGAAGACGACGATGAAGCCGCAGGACATCGACCTCAGCGAGGCGATCGGGGCGGGCGTGCAGTACGTCCTCGACAATGCGGAGGGCGTGCAGCGCGCGGGCCGGTTCGGTGTGCCTGCGGCGGCGATCATCGGCGCGGTGCCCGCAATCGGAGAGCAGCTCGCGCTCATCGCCGAAGACCTCGGGCAGCACGTCCGGGCGAACTACGCGAACGGCGACCTCATGGCGGGCGGCGTGAAGCTGGCGGTGACGGCGATCCGGGACGCCGTGGCCGGGCGCGACGGGGCGGCAGCACTCCAGGCGCTCGCGGAGGAGCTGGCGGAGACGCCGGGCGACACGGTGGTCGACGCTGAGACGGCGGAGTCGTCGTGACTCGGTTCCTGAGCATCGAGAAGGCCGCGGCTCGGGTCGAGCGGTCGGAGCGGACGATCAAGCGGTGGGGCGAGTCGGGCCTGTCGATCACGGCGGGCATGGTGCGGGAGGATGCGCTGCTCGAGATGGACAAGCGGATGCGGGAGCGTCGCGGCCGGCCGAAGGGATCGAAGACCGCAGCCCCGCCTGCACCGACGACGTTCCGCGGCGAGCAGGAGGTCGCGGAGTACCTTGAGCTCGAGAGCTTGCCGTGGTGCGCTGTTTCGACGCCCATCGATGAGCCGATGCTGCTGGGCGTGACCGGTGACGGCGAGCTGTTCTACGTCGGCATTCCGACCGAGGGAGAGACCGCGGGCGAGGTCGAGCAGAACAATGGGTGGCTCGCCGACCTGCCCGAAGGGCGCTGGCCGCTCACGCTTCTCGTCCCTGGTTTACCGATTTCAGAGGAGACAGAACGATGAGCAAGCCGATGCCGATGCGACTTCGAGTATTCGGATGGTGGCCGACCTGGGCGGAGTTCCGCATACTCCTGTTCGACGTCAGGCAGCGACTCTCGGGGCGCTGCAACGATTGCCCGTGGTCGCCCGACTGGCGCGAGAACGAGTCGCGTGGCGGGTACTCGCACTGGCGGTGCGGGCTCCCGCGGGGACACCAGACGCTGCACCGTTTCCGCAACTACACCTGGGGTGACAGGACTGCCGAGAGGGTCACCTACGACCCCGTTCCCGTTCGCGTGCTCTCCGGGGTGCGCGAACACGAGGGCGCACCGTCGTTCGGCCGATCCTTCGCTCAGCGAAGGGTAGAGCTCGCCTTGCGTAGTTTGCAGGATTCCGGGGACGGCTCATGAGCCTGCGCATCGTGCCAGTGAGCTTCGCGACAGCGTGCGCGTTCGTCGCTGAGCATCACCGCCACCACGAGCCGCCGCGAGGGCACAAGTTCTCGATCGGAGTCGCTCGCGGTGAGCAGCTGGTGGGGGTGGCGATCGTCGGCCGCCCGGTGAGCCGCGTCATTGACGCCGAGGGGACGACGCTCGAGGTCATTCGTTCGGCGACGGACGGCACCCGCAACGCGAACTCGAAGCTCTACGGGGCGGCACGCCAGGTCGCGTTTGGGCTCGGCTATGACCGCCTCATCACCTACACGCAGGAGGGCGAGAGCGGAGCGTCGCTGCGCGCGGCCGGGTATCGAGTGCTCGCCTCACGCCCGCCTCGCCGAGGGTGGGATACGCCGAGCCGAGCACGCTCGCCGCGCGGCACCGAGAGCATCGCGCGCACGCTCTGGGAGACTGCCCCGACTTCGCCCGGTTCAGGGGAGGGTGACCGATGAAGGTCACGCTGAGCTTCCTCTGGTTCGACATCTGGGTCGGCGTGTTCATCGACCGAGCGAAGCGGACGGTCTACGTCTGCCCGTTCCCGTGCGTCGTGCTCAAGTTCGAGCCCCGCGGTTCAGGGGAGGCATCGTGACCTGGCCACCGACGCCGCGCGCGGATGGTCGTCCCTGCAAGCACTGCGGCATGAAGATCACCGAGGGGCCAAGCCCCGTTCACGCCGAGGGCAGCTATCGCGGAAAGTCCCGCTGCGGGAGCGAGTCGGGCTTGCCGTACGGGTACAACGCGGACGCCGTGGGCGACCCCTGCACTCCGATCTGCCTCGGCGCGACTTCTCAGTTTTCCGGGAAAGCCGATGAGTGAGACCGACGACCCGCTCGAGGGGAACCCGTACGACCTCGACGCTCGCGAGCTTGAGCCGGTCGGCCCGATCCGCGAGGCGTGGGAGACGGTCTATCCGCGGCCCGAGCGCACAGAGGTAGAGCTGGTCGGTGGTCCCCGGGACGGCGAGCGGCGCGCACTGCGCGACCTCGACGCGCCGCTGATCCTCCACGAGCACCCGGCCGCTGCGGACGGTGAGCAGCCGCGATTCGTGGCGCGCCCGGAGGAGGTAGAAGCATTCGGCTCGATCCGGCACGTCTACCGCCGTCGACTGGTGGACGATGACCAGCCGGAGCCGATGCCGATCAGGTTCGACTACCAGCCGCTCACGCGGGCTTAGGGAGCGCTCGAAAGTCTGTTCCGAACATAGGTGTCAAAAGTGCCGTTCTGTGTGTTAAGCTTCGCTTGCGCGATTCGTGACCCCGGGAGAACCCCGGGGTCTTCGCGTTTCTAGAGCTTGCGACCAGTGCCCGGTCGCAGCTTCGCCCCGCCGCCACCTGTCCTCACCAACCGCGCAAGACCTCCCCGCTCCGCAAGACGAAGCGGAATCGTTCGAGGTCAGCAGCCACGGGCTGCCATGCGAACAACGGACGGTCGCTGGATGAGCGGGGCGCAGTCTTACCCGAGAAGGGAGCGTCGATGTCGATCGCAGAAGAGGTAGCAGCAGGCCCGCCCACGCCGGAGCGCAAGCTCGGCAAGATCGATGCGTGGCTCGAGTCGCTCTCCGCAGAGGACCGCGCTGCCGTCGATCGCATCATGGCCGACCCCGAGTGGCGTCACGTAGACGTGCGCGCCCTGTTCGCCCGCCACGGCCTCGAGGCGTCGCCGCAGTCGATCGGCAAGGTGCGGCAGGAACGCTATGGGTATCGCTGAGGACGCCGCGCACGGCCCGGATCGGCCGGAGCGCGACGAGCCCCTCGGCAAGGCCGACCTTGGCCCGGACGGCGGAGAGTTCAGCGGCATCACGTCGGACGAGCCGATCACCGACTGGACGCACATATTCGAGCGGTTCAACCTCGACCCGTCAGCGTTCGAAATCATCGGCGACACCGTGCGCAGCTCGACCTGGCAACAGTCCAAGCGCACCGACTCCGGCGACCGCGACATCGTGCAGCTCTACTCGTACCGTGCGCAGTTCCGTCGCCGCGCGACCTCGCTCGTCACCGAGGAGGACATCGAGGCGGCTCAGAAGCGCATCCGCACGTGGCGACTCCCTCGCCGCATCCCCGGCACCGGTCTGGGCGCTCCGAGCGCCGCCGTGCTGAACCTCGCTGACATGCAGATCGGCAAGTCCGAGGGCGGCGGCATCGAGGCGACCGAGCAGCGCCTCTACGACGGGCTCGAGAACTTCCAGTCCTGGGTGCGCCGTCAGCGCAAGGGCGGACGGAACATCACCGAGCTGGTGCTCGTGAACAACGGCGACCCCGGCGAGGGCATCGCAGGTAACTACCCGTCGCAGACTCACACCGTCCAGGGCGGGCTGCGAAAGCAGATGAACCTCGTCCTCGACGTGTGGGAGGCGTACAGCCGTGAGCTGTTCCCGCAGTTCGAGGCGGGCCAGTTCGTCAGCGTGCTCTGCAACCACATGGAGTTTGGCCGTCAGGGCGGCGCGAAGCAGTCGATCACGTCCGACTCGGACAACGGGTCGGCGTTCCTCGCCGAGACCCTGCGACGCATCCTCTCCAGCCGGCCGGAGTTCGACGGCATCCGCTGGACGATCCCGCACGACGAGATGAACGTCTTCACCGACATCGCGGGCGTGCTCGTCGGCTTCAACCACGGACACAAGATTCCCGGCGCTGACGCGACGGGCTTCGAGAAGTGGCTGAACGGCCAGGCCCGCGGCGACGAGCAGGCACACCGAGCGCGCGTGTGGATCACGGCGCACAGACACAACTACCAGTCCTTCGACCTCGGCAGCGCGACGGTGCATCAGTGTCCCTCGTGCGACGGCGGCTCGAAGTGGCTCCGGGACACGACGGGCAAGTTCGCGCGTTCGGGCATCCTGGCGCTCCTGGTGGGAGAACACGAACCGATGGGATGGTCCGATGTCGCATTCCTCTGACCCCGACGAGGGCCAGCAGGCAGATACCGATGAGTACAGCGTCCCGGTCGACCCGATGGACATGCTGCACTGCGAGGCCTGCCAGTAAGACCACCGAGCGTGTGCTCGGCAGCAACCGCGGACGCTGTGACAATGCGCGGCGCGTGACCCGGCGCGAGTGACGGGGCGGCGGGGCCGGGGCTGCACAAGAGGCAGAGTCGACCGGCCCCGCCCAAGAACAGGGGAGGCCAGCGTGGCGCACGGCATCCCAGCAGATCACCACCCGCCCGACCTCGAGCGCGTACCGACCCTCGCCGAGCTCGCCCGCACAGGGCTGGCCGAGATGGTCGGCAAGAGCGTCTTCCGGGCGACGCCCGAGGGCGAGGCGGTCCTGAGAGACACGATGCGTCGCAACGCCGACCGCGGTAGAGCATGGGACGCCAGACGGAAGGGGCCGACAGCATGACCCTCGATCGAGAGAACGCACGCGCGATCGCGCCGCGCACCGCAGCAGCACTCGCTATGGGCGTGACCCTGGCAGTGATGCCCGCAGCCTCGAGCGCGGCAGTGATGCCGACCGGTGAGGTACGCCCGCAGCACGGCCCGGTGGAGGTTCGCACACCACGCACCGCAACGCGAGTGACTCGGCGATGAGCACGCCCGACCTGTAGGCCATGCCGAACCGGCACAACGGCCCAGACCGTGAGCCGTCTGGCCGAGAGCGTCAGCGTCTCCTCGCGATCGTCTGCTACCCGGGGGCCACATGCTGGCTGTGCCGCGGAGAAAAAGGCCCCATCCAGTGGGGTCTCCGCAAAGCTCACCCGCTGGGGCCGTCGATGGACCACGTGATCCCCCGCTCACACGGCGGCTATTGGGAACTCGAGAACCTGCGCCCCGCCCACTACGGATGCAACAGCTCAAGAGGAAACCGCGAACCGCCACGCTACGCCCGGGTGCGGTCCCGCCACTGGTAGGGGCGCGCACACGCACCAGGCAGTGTGCAAGCAAGCCGCAATCGAACACGAACAATCGATCAAGCAAGAACGAACGACCTCGATCGAACGCACCTACGCACGGCACCCCCACACGGCCCTCCAGAGCACGCCGCGTTTTTTCCCAGACCGCTACGACGGACACCCCCGCGCCTTCCATTTTCCCTCTCCCCGAGATAGGACAAACGTTCGAATGGGTACGAATGGGGACAGGATCGCTGAGACCGGACGAACGGGGGCGGGCGTGAACACGGGGTCGCGGTTCGGTCTCGACCGCTGAGAGCGGCGTGTAGCGAGAGGCGGTGTCGAGGGTGGCGACGATCAACCACGGCACCGTTCGCGGCTACAAGTCAGGGTGTCGGTGCGACCTCTGCCGCAAGGCGAACACCGACGCGAAGCGACTCGAGCGTGAGCGAAGGGACGAGCGAGAGGGCAAGCGGCCGGCTGCTCGGTCGACGCGAAAGCGCACCGTACCTACGACCCCGAGCGCGTCCCCACAGGAGCCCGAGCACGGACCCATCGAGGCGGCATTCCGCGAGGCCTTCTCCGACGAGACCGACTCGGCGCTGACCCGCGCTCGTCGCGAGGTCATCTTCGCCGCAGCTCGAGTGATGGACACCCCGAAGCACGCGCCGTACTTCAAGAGCGCCGCGGCTGTGGCGCGCGAGACGGTCGCGGACCTCCTCGAGGCCGCGCCGCCAAAGGACGGTGAGGGCGATGCACTCGCAGCAGTCATGGCGACGTTCCGGGGCTCCCGCGGGAGCAGACCCTCACGCGGACGCGCAGCCGAGGTGGATGACTCCGAGGAACCCGAGTAGAGAGACGATCGCCGACGAGCTGATCGCCGTCATGGGTGGGCTCGGCTGGTGCCCGATGCCGTGGCAGCGTGAGCTGCTCGAGGTCGCCTACGAGGTCGACGCCTTCGGCCAGCTCTGGTACCGCGAGATTGTCGTCGTCATCATGCGGCAGTCGGGCAAGAGCACGCTCATCATCCCGGTCTCACTGCACCGGATGATCGCGTGGGAGGACCGGCAGTTCGGCATCTACATCGCGCAGACCCGCGACAAGGCGCTCGAGAAGCTGGTCGAGGAGCACTTCTACCACATCGAGCGGTCGCCGTTCCGACGCCTGCTCGTCCCGAACCGGTCAGGCAAGATTCGGCCGAACCTCTCGCACGGCAGCGAGAACCTCAAGTACATCAACGGGTCCAAGTGGGCGATCGACGCGCCGACCGAGGAGGCAGGCCACGGCGGCACACTCGGCCTCGCGGTCGGCGACGAGATATTCGCCATGTCGGACAACCGCCTCGAGGCGGGCCTGACGCCGACAATGGCGACCGTCGATGACGCCATGACGTGGTGGATCAGCACGCCGGGCAAGTCGAAACTCAAGAGCCCCTTCCTGTGGCAGAAGGTCGAGAAGGGCCGGGCGCGCGTCGAACTGACGCGGATGGACCCGAGCATCCTCGACAAGTCGCGCACGCTCTACGTCGAGTTCAGCATCCCGACCGATGTCGACATGTACGACCCGCTCACGTGGTGGGACCACATGCCCGCGGTCGGTTACACGCAGAAGCTCCAGACGATCCAGGGCTTCGCTGACTCGATGGACGAGCCGGAGTTCCGGCGCGCATTCGGGTGCCAGTGGGGCGACGAGCTCGGCGGCGACTGGAAGATTCCCAAGGAGAAGTGGGACGCCCGGATCGACACCGAGTCTCAGATCGGCGACACGCTCGTCTGGGTGCTCGACGTGACCCCCGACCGCGCGTGGGCTTCGATCAGCGCGGCATCGCTGCGCGAAGACGGCAAGGTCCACATCGAGGTCGTGGACGAGGGGCCGGGCACGGACTGGCTCATCGACGGCGACGACCGCGCGTCCGACGACGAGCTGCGGCTCCACGGCATCGCCTACCTCCAGCGTGAGTACGGCGGGACGGTCTGGTACGACCACCTGACGGTCGGCTCGTTCGCGCCCGACCTCCGCGATGCGGGAGTCGAGGCGAATCCCATCGAGGCGCGCGACGTGATGGTCGCGGCCCCGATGCTTCTGGACTGGGTGCTCAACGACCGCGTGGTCCACCTGGGCCAGTCCGAGCTTTCCGACGCGCTCTCCTCGGCGGCGACCTCGACGTTCGGTGACGGCTGGCGGTGGGCGCGCGGTCGATCCATGCGTCCGATCACGGCGCTCGTGTCGGTGTCACTCGCTCTGCGGATGCTCGCGAAGACGCTGCCCGACCTCAACTACGACCCGCTCGCCGCACTGCGCGAGGGAAGGGAGACGCCATGACGGACACCGCACGGCCTCGCCGGCCGAAGCTCTCGAAGGAAGGCGTCACGACCCTGCTCGATGTGTCGGGCGTCGTGCTCGTGTGCGGTGGCGTCGCGGCGATCTATTGGCCCGCAGCGCTGATCCTCGCCGGGCTCGCCGCCCTGGCCGCGAGTTGGAAGGCGAGCCGATGAGCCTGTTCTTCAAGCGCGACCTCGACTGGGACGACGTGTACGCAGGGTGGACGACCGGCAGCTCGTTCACGAGCGCGCGCAACGTCAAGGCTCTGCGTCTCGTCGCCGTCTACGCGGCAGTCAGCCTGATCGCTGACCTGTTCTCGACGCTCCCGCAGTCTCGCTACCGCGAGGACGCTGGTCGTCACACGAAGCTGCCGCTGCCTGAGTGGCTGGCGAAGCCGGACCCGCGGATCAGCTTGTTCTCGTGGCGGTATCAGTTCGTGACTTCTCTCAAGCTCCGCGGCAACGCCTACGGCCTCGTCATGGACGGCTCGGGCGGGAAGCCGGTCGGCGTGCGCTGGTTGCACCCCGACAGCGTGCGCGTGGACGAGATGGACCCGACCGGCCCGCGCTACTACGTCGCGGGTCGTGCCGAGCCGCTGACGCTGTACTCGCAGGGTGGGCAGATCATCCACGTGCCCGAGTTCGTGCAGCCCGGAAGTGTCGTCGGCCTCTCGCCGATCGAGCAGTTCCGCAAGGTGTTCGAGACCGCCGAGTATGCCGTCGACTACGGCCACGACTGGTTCGAGACTTCGGCGATCCCGAAGGCGCTGCTCATGGCGAAGCGCTCGCTCAAGCCGGGGCAGGCGGCTGAGGCCAAGACGCTGTTCCGATCCGCGGTCGCTGACGGTGGTCCGGTCACGCTCGACATGGACTGGGACTACAAGCAGCTCACGATCGCGCCGAACGAGTCGCAGTTCCTCGAGACGATCAAGGCCTCCTCGACCCTCATCGCGAACATCTTCCGGGTGTCGCCCGAGGACATCGGCGGCGAGACGGGCAGCTCGAAGACGTACGGCAACCGGCAGGACGACTTCGAGCGGTTCAACGTCCGCACGATGCTGCCGACCGTCGTCCGCTACGAGCTGGCGATGAAGGCCTTGCTCCCGGAGCAGGAGTTCATCAAGGCGAACCTCGACGCGCTCGTGCGGCCGAACCTGCTCGAGCGGTCGCGTGCCAACACGGAGAACCTCAAAAACGGCACGCTCACGCTCGCCGAGGCTCGAGGCAACGAGGACCGCCCGATGCTCACGCCCGAAGAGGTCGAGTTCTGGACGGACCACTACCTCAAGACCCGCAGCGAGAGCGAGGCGACCTCTACGTCGCTGGCCCTCGCGATCAGCGAGCAAGTCGCTGAGCAACTCGCCCTACAACTCAAGGAGGAATGATGCCCGAGTACGAACGGCGCGCCATTGAGCGGCCGGTGCAGCTCCGAGCTGCTCCCGAGGGCTCATCCAGCCCCGGAATCCTGGACGGCTACGCGCTGACCTTCAACTCGCTCTCACGCGACCTCGGCGGATGGTTCGAGGTCATCGACCCGACCGCGCCCGGCGAGGTCCGAGACGACGGAATGCTCGACCTCGAGCAGCACGTCCGCGTGATCTGCCGGACCAACCACGACAGCAACCTGCTGCTCGGGACGACAGACGCGGGCTCGCTCCGCCTGTACGTCGATGAGGTCGGCGTGCGCTACGAGGTCGACCTGCCGGACACGAGCTACGGGCGCGACGCCTCGGTGCTCGCCGATCGCGGCGACCTGCGGTTCAGCTCGTTCGCCTTCTGGGTGCTCCCGGACGGTGCCGACTGGGAGTACGACGCCGAGGACCGCCTCGTCCGCCGCGTGAAGGCGCTGCGGCTCGTGGACGTGGCCCCGGTGTCCGACCCCGCCTACTGGGGCTCCAGCGTGGGCCTCCGAGACTTCGACCTCGACGCGATCCGCAAGGAGCTGAGGTCGGAAACGCCCACCGAGCCGGAGGCCGCACCCGATGTGCGGGCAGCGGCCCTCGGCCGGGCACGCAGCATTCAAATCACGATCGAAGGGAGTCGCTAATGGCGATCATCATGGAGAACCTCAAGCGCCTGCTCGATGAGCGGGCCAACGCCTGGGAGACCGAGGGCAAGCCGCTGACGGACATCGCCAGCGAGCGCGCCTTCACGGCGGAGGAGCAGGAGAAGTTCGACCGCGCGAGCGAGGCGTTCGACGGCTACACGCAGCGCATCAAGGCCCTCGAGCTGACCGTCGAGCAGGAGCGCGCCGTGAAGGACTTCGGCGACATGCTCAAGAGCGACGAGCAGGTCCGCAAGGCGATGTTCTCGGAGCTGCGCTCGGTGCTGGTGCAGCGCGCGAACGTTTCCGCGGACATGGAGTTCACGGGGCGCGACCTCAACGCCGCGCTGCGGAACCTGTCGGTCGGCACCGACTCCGCGGGCGGCAACACGGCCGCACCTGACTTCCTCGCCGAGCTGATCCGCCCGCTGCGGAACTTCTCGTCCGTCCTCGGAGCCGGTGCGCGGATCATCACGACCGCGAACGGCAACGACCTCACGATGCCGTCGCTCGCCACGCCGGGCGCGGCAGCGGTCGCCACCGAGGGCAACACCATCGGCGGAACCGACGCGACCTTCGCCCAGAAGGTGCTCAAGGCCTACAAGTTCGGCCAGTACATGGGCATCAGCCGCGAGCTGATGGACGACTCCGCGATCGACATCGAGGCGCTGGTCATCGCGCTCATCGGTGAGAACATCGGCGCACTGCTCGGCCAGAAGCTCGCAGTCGGCGCAGGCACGACCGAGACCGCGGGTCTGTTCACCGCCGCCACGGTCGGCAAGACCGGCGCGGTGGGCGCGTCGGGTGCGTTCACGTTCGATGACATCATCGACGTGGAGTACTCGATCCCCGCTCCCTACCGTGCCAACGCCTCGTGGCTGTTCGCGGACGGCGCGATCAAGGACGCGCGCAAGCTCAAGGACGGCAACGACCAGTACCTCTGGCAGCCGTCGACGCAGGCGGGTCAGCCCGACCGCCTGAACGGCAAGCCCCTGTTCTCGGACGCCTACGTGGCGGACCCCGCGAACGGTGCTCGCTCGTTCGGCTTCGGCGACGTGTCGCGCTACTGGGTGCGGTTCGTCAACTCGATGCGCATCGAGCGCAGCGAGCACGCGCTGTTCGGCTCGGATCAGGTCGCGTTCCGCGGCGTCCTCCGCGCTGACGGCATCCTGACCGACGCGAGCGCGTTCAAGGTGTTCGCGGGCGGAGCGGCGAGCTAGTGGCCCGCGGCGGCAAGTCGGCTTCGGCCGAGACGCCGCAGGCCTCCGCTGAGCCGGTGGTCGACGCTCCCAACCAGGAGCAGTCGGCCCCGGCCCAGTCGGACCCTGCCACCGCCACCGCGGACGCCGCGGCGGCGAGCCCGGAGGATGGAGCGGCCGACCAGTCGCCCCCCGACCCCGAAGCGACGCCCGAGCAGTCGGCCCCGGCCCAGTCGGACCCTGACCAGGCGGAGCCCGAGGCGGAACCGGTCCCGACCGGCACGGTGACGGTCATCGTCGCCGAGGCGATCGGTGGCACGCGCGACGGCGAGCCTTGGCCCGCGGTCGGCCAGCCGATCACCCTGCCCGCAGCCGAGGCCGCGGGCTACCTCCAGTTCGGCTACGTCCGCGAGGCGGACGCCGAGTAGGTAACCGCGTGGAGCCCGAGCCCCGACCCGTAGGGCTCGGGCTCCACGCATGGCCGAGAGGAGCCAACCATGCCCGAACCGGTTATCGACCGGACGTGGCCGATCACGGTCGCGACGCTGCGGAAGGCGCTCGGCTACAGCTCAGATCAGGGAGACGCCGACGAGCTCGCGCTGTTCGCTCAGGCGGCGTGCGAGCTGATCGACCTCATGACGGGCCGCGCGAGCGACCCGACCCGGCACACCGTCACGGTGGGCGAGTCCGCAGTGGTGCCGATCGTGTTCATCAACTCGGCGCGCGAGACGGCGAAGCTCTGGTGGCAGCAGTCGAAGAATGGCCCGCGAGGCGTGGTCTCCGATCCTGGCGCTCAGGTGCAGGGTCCGCCGATGGGCGCAGCTCTCCCACGCAAGGTCGAGGGCTGGCTCGCTGACTACCCGCCGCCACCTGGCTTCGGTCAGCCGATCACCGAGGCCGAGTAGTGGCTACCGGGATCAGCGAGATGACCGCGCAGTCGACCGCGCGAGCTGCGCTCGTCGCGGCTGCGAAGGCTGCGCTCGCGGGCGAAGAAGTGGACATCGGCAGCGGCTTCCGCTGGCCGATCGCGAGCAACGACTGGGTGTACGCCACCGAGACCGACAGCGACATCGACCCGACGACCATCGGCCCGCGACGCACGCTCACGGAGCGGATAACGCTCAGCCTCTCGATCGGCTCGTGGCGACCCGGAGGCGATCAAGAGGCAGAGAACGCCGCGCACGATCGGGCGTTCGAGCTGCTCGGGAGCATCCAGAACCACGTTCGCAAGAACGACATCACGCTCGGCGGCACCGTCCTGTGGTGCCTGCCGGGCTCATCGACATCAGCAGGCGCGACCGCCGAGGGTGACTCCGGCGAGGGACGCCTGACCGAGATTGCCGCGACGTTCGTCTGCGAGCACCGGATCGCAACCGCTTAGGAAGGGGAACATCATGGCGCATTTCAGGAACGTCTCGCCGATCGGAGCGCTCGACATTCCGGCGCTCGGCCGCATCGTCCAGGCCGGTGAGGTCTTCGAGGTCACGAAGCAGACCGAGGACTTCTTCGACGCTCAGCCCGGGAACTTCGCGCGCGTCGCGGAGCCCAAGAAGGGCAAGTCGGCCAAGCCGGCCGCATCCGTCGCGCCGTCCGGCGCAGGCGACACGACCGACACCCCCGAGGGTGACGAGCAGAAGGAGGAGAGCCGATGACGACAACGCAGCTCGACTACAGCGTCGGGATCGGCAAGGAGGAGACGTACGGCACGGCCGTCACGCCGACTCGCTTCTTCGAGTCCGAGGCCGAGATGAAGTACGACGTGCAGAAGTCGCAGTCGAAGATGTTCCGGCCCGGCAAGCGGGTGAACCGACTGAACCGGAACGTCCTCAGCAAGATCGAGGTCTCCGGCGATCAGACGATCGAGCCGTCCACGAAGGGGCTCGGCTTCCTGCTCGAGGCTGCGCTCGGTGTCGTCACGAACAACGTGATCGCCAGCACGTCGCCAGAGGTCTACCAGCAGGTCCACACCCTCACGAAGGCCGATCACCTGGACAGCTACACGATCCAGGAGGTACTGCCACTGCTCGGCGCTGGAGCGGGCCAGCCGCACACCTTCACCGGGTGCATGGCGAACTCGATCGACATCAGCGGCAAGACCGGCGACCCGCTCGAGTTCAAGGTTTCCTGGCTCGGCCGCGACATGGTGACCGACATCGCGGCGGCGGCAACGAGCTACCCCGCGGACGACGACCTGTTCACGTTCGTGCATGGCTCGATCGGCTACGACGGAACGCTCACCGCGCCGACGACGACCGCACTCGCCAGCCTCTCCGGCGATCCCGCGAGCAACATCTCGGACTTCTCGGTATCTGTGGCGAACAACCTCGACACCGAGGGCTACAACGCGGGCGGCAGTGGCAAGCGCTCGCGCCCGAACGTGCTCGGCAAGGCCGGAGTCACGGGCAAGGTCACGGCCGAGTACACGGACAACGAGCTGCGGGATGCGTACATCAACCAGACCCCGCTGCCGCTGGTGCTGACGTTCGAGCACGAGCGCGTGCTCTCCGCGGCTCCGAGCAACACCGTGGCGGTTCTCCAGATCGTCATCCCCGCGATCCTGCTCAAGGGCGAAGTCCCAACGAGCAACGGCGGTTCGCCGATCACCCAGTCGATCGACTTCGAGGTCTTCGACAACGGGGCGGCGGCGGAGCCGATCTGGATCGTGTACCGGACGCTCGACACGACGCCGTAGCGATGCCGGGCGGAACAGTAGTCGCCGACCGGCAGCAGCTCACGAGGCTGCTCGGCCAGTTCCGCGATCTACCGCCCAAGGTGCGGACCTCGACGCGGCGCGAGCTGCGCGCGGTCGGCGACGACGTGATCGGCGAGCAGCGGGCCATTCTCAGTGGCCCGCTGCCTGCCGGTGTCGAAGTCGCCGGTCAGTCTCGAGCGCTTGCCTACAACAAGAAGACCGGGCAGTTCTTCACGCGGAAGATCAACCTCTACGCCGATCGCGAGGTGCAGCGGCCCGGCCGCTCGACCGGTCTGCGCGAGCGCATCAAGGCCGGGCTCGTCACGCGCGTCGTGACTGGCAAGACGCGGCAGGGCATCGACATTCGCACTCAGAACCGCAAGGCACCGATGAGCACCGGGTGGAACGCGAAGCGGTTCCGGCATCCCGTGTTCGGGAACAAGGAGCGCTGGGTCTATCAGGCCGGGCAACCGTACTTCTTCAAGCCGGTCTTCAAGGGCCGTGCAGACATGATCCGCCGCGCCGCGGCGATCCTCAACGACGCAGTGGAAGGCAGGTAGAACATGGCGAAGATCACACTCGAGGACGGGCGGGTCATCCCCGCGGTCAAGCCGCATCTCGGAGATCAGCTCGACGTGGAACGCGCTCTCGGGCTCAAGCCGAAGGAGTTCCAGCAGGTACTCCAGACGAACGCCTTCTCAGCCGCGTTCATGCTCTACGCATCGCTCAAGCGGGCCGGAGCGCCGATGACGGTCGAGGCGATCATGGAGATGGACCTCGAGAAGATCGGGAAGATGATCGAGCTCGAGCCGGGCGACAAGCCCGACGAGGACGAGCCCGAGAGCGAGGGTGAGGAGACCCCGGACCCTCAGTAGTCCAGAACCTGCGCAGCCGAAAGCGAGCGCCGAAGCCGGAGGGCTGGCCCGAGCGGGAACGTCTTAACGAGGACGAGCCGACGCTCGCCGAGCAGGTCGCCAAGCGCGCGCTGCTCATCTGCCGTCACGACTACTGGCCGTCGCTCACGCCCGACCGCATCTGGGAGCTGGACTACGAACTCTGGCCCGAGCTGGCAATCACGTGCGACGCGATCACCGAGTCGCGACGCAAGCAGCGCGAGGAGAACGAGCGCGCGATCGCGGAGCGGTCGAGCCTCATGAAGCGCGCTCGTAGCAAGAGGAGGTAGCTCATGGCCGGCAGCGTCAAAGACCTTCTCGTCAAGATTCTCGTGGACGACTCGGATATCGAGAAGTTCGAGCGAGCGGGCGATAAGGCGCTCACGTTCGGCAACCTGCTGGACAAGGCCGCACTGGTCTCGGCAGCGGCTCTGGCCGGACTTGGCGCGGGTGCGCTGTACGCGGGCCAGAAGGCGTCCGAGGCCGAGCAGGCCGCGGGCGCGGTCGAGTCGGTGTTCGCGGACAAGGCCGCGAGCATCACGGCACTCGCTGAGGCGGCGTCGGATGCTGTGGGTCTGTCGCAGACGGACTACTCGAATCTGGCTTCGGTGCTCGGTGCGCAGCTCACGAACATGGGTGTCGCGAACGACGCGCTCGTGCCGCAGACCGAGACCCTCATCACCCTCGGTGCCGACATGGCGGCGACGTTCGGCGGGTCGACCTCCGACGCGGTGGCGGCGCTCTCGTCGCTGCTACGCGGCGAGCGTGACCCGATCGAGCAGTACGGCGTGTCGATCAAGCAGGCCGACATCAACGCCAAGCTCGCCGCGATGGGCCTCACGGGGCTCGAGGGCGAGGCTGCGAAGGCCGCGGAGACGCAGGCGGTCCTCGCGCTGCTGACGGACCAGACCGCATCGGCCCAGGGCCAGTTCGCTCGCGAGTCGGACTCCGCGGCCGGCGCGCAACAGCGCGCGAATGCGGCGATGGAGAACGCCTCGGCAGAGATTGGCACCGTGCTACTCCCTATCATGGCCGAGGGCGCGACTGCGCTCCAGGGCTTCGCGGGGTGGGCGAAGGAGAACGCTGGCCTCGTGCAGGGGCTCGCGGCCGGAATCGGGATTCTCGCGGGCGGCGTGCTCGTCATCGCTGGCGCGATGAAGGTGTGGGCCGCGATCCAGGCGGTGCAGACCGCGATGCAGTGGGCGAACAACGCAGCATGGCTCGCGTCGCCGGTCACGTGGATCATCCTCGCAATCATCGTCGGCATCGGCCTGCTCGTCGCCGCGGGCATCTGGCTCTACGAGAATTGGGACGAGGTAACCCAGTGGATCGGCGAGGCGTGGCAGAACGTCTCGGACTGGTTCATGGCAGTCGGCGACGGCATCGCGACGTGGTGGAACGACCTTTGGGCAGGCATCACCGGATGGGTGATCGACACCTTCGGGCCGATGATCCTCTGGGTGCGCGAGCGCTTCGAGCTGATGCAGCTCGGACTAAAGATCGTCGGCGACGGCATCGCGAAGTGGTGGCACGGCCTGTGGGCTGGGATCGGCGACTTCTTCTCGGGCATCTGGAACGGCCTCCAGGACATCGTGCGCGGTGCCTGGAACGGCATCGTCGGGTGGATCGAGGACGGCGTGAACAGCGCTATCCGCCTCATCAACGGCATCATTCGCGGCATCAACAACGTGGGCGGCGCGATCGGCATTCAGCTCAACCTGATTCCGAACGTCAGCATCCCGCGTCTCGCCACGGGTGGCATCACGATGGGGCCGCAGCTCGCGATGGTCGGCGACAACCCGGGCGGGCGCGAGGCGATCCTGCCCCTCGACAGCCCTGCCGCGCGAGACCTCCTCGGTGGCAACGACGGCCCGATGGACCTGTCCGACTCATCGATCGACAAGCTCGCGCGTGCTCTGGCAAGCATCATGCGGAACGAGTCGCGGAAGGGCGGTGAAGTGTGACCACCTACTCTGACCCGTACGCATCCAAGACTGCGTGGAGCCTCAAGCTCATCGTTACCGAGGGCACCCTTGACGCACCCAACAACCGGTCGTACGTGTCGTGGTCGCTCCGGCTCTACCGAGGCGACGGCTCGACACCCTGGAACAACGCGGGAACGCCGTTCTCCGTCTCGGGTCCGGGCGGAGTGTCGGGAACCTTCCCGGCCTACCGCTTCGGTTCGACCGGCTCGGGCACCAACTACTCGGGCATCTCGGTGGGCGGCTATGTCACCATCGCGTCGGGCGGCGACTGGGTGGATCACGAAACGGACGGTTCGGGCTCGGTCAACGTCTCGGCGTCGCACGCTGCGGCGGCAACGCTCGGCACCGCGGCGATCGGCACGAAGACCTTCGGTCTGACGACGCTGACGCAGGTTCCGGGCGTGCCGGACTCCGTTGCTCTGGCGTACTCGTCGGACACTCAGGTGAACCTGTCGTGGAACGACACGTCGGAATCGAACGGCCAGCCGACGACGAACCAGATTCAGACCTCCGTCAACGGTGGTGCGTTCGCGCAGGTCGCGTCCATCTCGGCGGCGGAGTCTCTCGTTCTCACGGCTGCGGCGAACCGCAAGATCGTGGCACGGGTGCGCGCGACCAACAGCGAGGGGTCGTCGTCGTACTCGGCTTCCTCGAGTCCGGTCTACACGACGCCGGCCGCGCCGAGCGGAGTCAACGCGGCGAAGGATGCGAACCTCGACATTTCGGTCGCGTGGACTCCGCACGTGGCGTTCACCGAGCACCAGCACATTGTCGAGCACGGCACCGTCACGGGCGGCGTGACCACGTGGGACGGGTCGGCGCTGGCGACTGTCTCGTCGGGGGTGACCTCGTACAAGCACATCGACCCGGACCCGGCCGATGTGCATGTGTACCGCGTGCGGGCGAAGAACACCGACACCGCGGGGCGGCAGTCGGCGACGGTGCTGTCCAATCAGGTGCAGCTCCTCGCCGCGCCGAACGCGCCGACGCTGCCCGACCTGCCGTCGCACGTCGACAAGGCCGAGGACTTCGACCTGCCGTGGACACACAACGCGGTCGACACCACGCCGCAGACGGCCTACGAGGTCGAGTACTCGACCAACGGCGGTTCGTCGTACACGTCAACGGGAAAGATCACGTCGACCACGGCAGAGCACACGTTCGCGGCGAGCACCTACGCGGCAAATGTGGCCCTCACAGTGCGCGTGCGCACGTGGGGCGAGGCGACCTCGGGAGGCTCAGACGGCACCGGGGCGTCGCCGTGGTCGAACCCCGACACGGTGACGTTCAAGACGCGGCCGGTCGCGACGATCATCTCGCCGGAGCACTCCGGCGAGTACGTCCTCGCAGAGCTGACCGTGGAGCTGGAGTTCGAGCAGGCGGAGAGCGCGACGTTCGTCAGCGCGACGATAGAGGTCTACTCGGGTGCAACGTTGCTCGAGCAGCGCGAGTCGACCACGCTCGCGGCCACGGTCATGGATACCCGGGTGGAGAACGGCGAGACGTACTCGGTCAAGGTGACCGTGCTCGACTCGAACGGGCTCGTCTCGGATCAGGTGACGGCGACGTTCGATGTTGCCTACACCGCGCCGGTCGCCGCGTCCGTGACGGTCGTGTACCTCTCGGATTCGGGAGTCGGCCAGATCGGCCTGACGATCCCCACGCCGGGCGTCGGCGAAGTCGAGGCCGCTGCGGTCACCATCCGCCGCGCGATCGAGGGTGTGAGCGAGCTGGTGGTGGAGGCCTACCCGGCCTCGAGTCCCCTGACGATCCTCGACACCACGCCGACGATCTACGGCGAGAACGTCTACACGGTGACGACCATCTCCGCGGACGGTGCGACGACGGAGGTCGAGGAGACCCTGACGACGGCCGAGGAGGAGTGGGCGTTCATGTCGGCCGGTGCTGGTTTCGATCAGGTGATCCGGTTCGGCGGTGAGCTCAAGCCGCAGGCGAGCCCGACCGTGGACTCGCGGCTCGTGAAGACCGCGGGGCGCAAGCGCCCGATCGGTCTCTACGCGGAGAGCGGCGACCTCGTGGTCAGCGGCACGGGAGAACTTGTGACGGGTCTCGGCTCGAGCGCTGAGGAAGTCGAGGCGTTCCTGCTGATCCCTGGCAGGAAGTGCTATCGCGACCCGACCGGCCGTCGCATGTTCGGCCGGATCACCGGCCAGGTGTCACGGGACACCTACTGGCTCGGATCGTTCACCTACACCGTGGCCGAAACGTCCTGACCGAGAGGGGGCACGATGTCGATCCCGCTGCCGTCCGGCATCGTGCCCGTCCGCTCACTCACGACCGATGAGGTTCTCTACGGCAACAGGCTCACGTCATATCGGTGGGAAGTGCTCGAGCACTCCGGGGGGACCGACAGTCTCGTCGGCGAGCTCGACGGCGTGGTCGACGGCTCGGCGTCCCTGAGCTGGGTCGTGAACTCGGCCGTCAAGGGCAGCGGGGGCCTCAAGGTAACGGACACCGACGAGACGAAGCCGGGTCGTCTTTCGATCCGCGACGTGTCGCTCTCGAAGCTGCGGCTGCGTCCTGTGCGAGTGATCGAGGGGCTCGGCATTGAGGAGCCTCTCGGCGTGTTCCTGGTGGGCTCGGCTCCCGAGGAGTGGTCGAGCACCGGCCGAAGCCTGAGCATCGATCTGCTGGACAGGGCGACCGTTCTGGAGCAGGACAAGCTGGCAGCGTCGTATGCGGTCGGCACGGAGACCCCGATCCTCTCGGCGGTCAAAGACGTGATCGAGTCGGCCGGGGAGTCGATCAACATCGACGCCTCGGTGACGACCACGCTCGGCTCGGCGATGGTCTGGCCCGCGACGACGCCGAAGCTCCAGATCGTGAACGACCTCCTCGGCACGCTCAACTACAGCTCGCTTTGGGTCGACGGCCGCGGTCGCTTCCGGGCGACCCCGTACGTGTTCCCCGCGGACCGCTCGATCGGCTACGAGCTGCTCAACGGCAAGGAGCGGAAGCTGGTCGACGGCGAGGACTCCATCTACGAGCCGGACTGGACTCGAGACCTCGACCTCTACAACGTGCCGAACCGAGTCGTCGCGGTGCAGGCTGCGACCGGTGAAGCTCCGGCCCTGACGGGCACGTACTCGAACACCGACCCCTACTCGCCGTTCTCGTTCGCGGCGCGCGGTCGGTGGATCGTGAAGACCCTCGAGGGCGTCGAGACGCCCGAGGGTGACGAGGCGAGCGTCGTCGCGTTCCTCGAGTCGAAGGCGCGACAGTCGCTCATCGCGTCGTCGGCGGTGCAGTCGACAGTGAAGGTGAAGCACCTGCCGATCCCGATCAGGGTCTCTGACGCGATGCGGTTCGCGAACTCGCCCGCGAAGATCAACGCGCGGCACACGGTCACGTCGATTGAGCTTGAGGCGCACCCGCTGGGTCTCATGAAGACATCGCTCATGGAGGTGATCGACCTGTGACTCAGACATCGGTGTGGGGCAAGGTGACGAGCACCAGCCCGCTGCGCGTGCAGCTCGGAGGCGACCCGGAGCCGTTGCCCATCACGCCCGTCGCGCTGATCGATCCCGCACTGCTGAACGTGGATGACCTCGTGTTCTGCGAGCGACCGGCGCGGAAGGTCTTCATCATCGGCCGCGCGCAGGGTGACGGCGGGGGCGGCTTCATCGGTGAGCATCGCGCGGGGGAGTGGGCGACCCCGCCACACCCGGCGTGGGTGCTCGCGAATGGTGCCGTGCTGAACATCGCCGACTACCCGAAGCTCGCCGCGCACTACGAGGCGACGTACGGCACGTCGAATCATCACGGGGGGAACGGTACGACTACATTCGCTGTTCCTGACACCCGCGAGCGCACGTACGTGAACCAGGGCGGTGCTGACGTATTCGCCAATATCGGCGCGGTGACGGGAGCGAAGGAACACACGCACGACCTCTCCGACGCGGGCTGGGCGAAAATCACGGGCGACCTTGACTTCATCCGCAATCGAAGAATCAGCGTCCCGAACTGGAGCGCGAACCGCCAGACCCCGAGCGACTACTCGAATGGCAGTAGCACGGCTTCCCCGGGGGTCGCTTCGGCTCTGGGTGGCGCGACCGACTCAGCATCGAACGTGCCGCCGAGCTTCGTCTGCCGGTACGTGATCCGCGCGGCCTAAGCGGCCCGGATGATGTAGCGCGCCACGAAGGAAGGTTGAACGGCTGACGCCGCTTCGGTTGAGCCCATCAGGGCTGGTGAGAGCGAAATGCCGCTAGTAGAGCTTCCGCCGTCAGAGCCGGAGAGGCGACGGTTCGCGCTCCAGTTCGTGGCGCTGCCTACACGGCGTGCTTCCACCGCGCCGCCCCAGACGGTTATCTGCGCCTGGCCTGCATCACTCAGGTCATGGGCGTGGGACTTGGCCCCGGTCGCTGCGCCGATAGTGGCGATTACGAAAGGACTTCAACATGACCCTCGACAGCAACATCGAGAAGCACGAGCAGACCATCGAGACGACCGTCGTCACCTATGAGGACACCACCTACACGGACGGCACGTTCACCGGCTCAGTCGACGCCGGGCAGGTCACGATCACCGTCGCCAACATTGACGGCACCACGACCATCCGCGTCCCCCTGATCCATCTAGACCGGGTGCGGGCGATGCTTGACCACATTGCCGCAGACCTGGTCTAGAACTCTTGCACCACATCCATCCCAAGCCCCGCCGTTGTGTGGGGCTTTCGTCATTCCCGAAGGGGGACACCATGACTCACTCAGCACTGACCGACACCATCAAGCTTTCCCCGCAGTACTCGTCACGCGACGAGACGAGGATCGACACATTCCTGATCCACCACACGGCATCCGTCTCGGGCCGCGGCGATGGAGTGGTGTCGATGATGGTCAACCGCACCCGCACCGTCTCCTCGAACTACGTCATCGGCAACGACGGCCACCTGTGGTGCGTCGTAGACGAGGACTTCCGAGCATGGACGAGCGGGTCCGCCACAGACGGCGGCAAGGGCGCAGCGTGGGACCGCCGCGCGATCACCGTCGAAATCGTCAACGAGGCAGGCGCACCCGACTGGCCTATCTCCGTCGCTGCGATCGACAAGGCAGCGCGCCTCCTCAATGACCTCCGCAAGCGGTACGGCATCGCTCACATTCTCGGTCACCGTGACCTCTGGGCGACCTATCAGGCCAGCTACCCGACGTTCTGCCCCGGCCCGAACACGGTCGCCCGAATCGTCGCCCGCGCGGCCGAGCTTGCAGGGAACGACATCGACTACCGTCGCCTCGCCACCTACCTGAACAGGCAGAGCCTCGGCGTGACCTCGACCACGGGGGACACCAGCGCCGGTCGGGGCGACGGCATCCCGGGGCCGAACTACTACACGATGGTGCAGACCTGGGGGAAGCGGAACCGCCCCGATCTGTACGGCAGCGGCTACGTCATCGACGGCATCCCCGGTCCCGGCACATTCCGCGTGGAGGCCGCGATCTGGGCGCTGCTCAACAAGCCCGAGCCTGCACCGGTTGTGATCCCGGAACCCGAGCCAGCGCCCGTCATCGACCTCGAGCCGGAGCAGCCGGCCGAAGAACAGGAGGCACCCGTGAGCCCGACCCCTGACCCGGTGGACGACATCGTGTCGCAGCCGATCCCCGACGCCCCCGAGGGGGAACCGGAGCCGGACCCGCAACACGCGGCCCGGCGCGAGGCGCTCGTGCGTCGCATCTTCACCGCGATCGCTGACGTGATCCGCGGACGCCGCACGGTCGGCGAGCTGGCGATCGCCACGCTCCGCACGGTCGTGCCGTTCGTGTACTCGTGGGTGATCGTGTGGGCGACCACGAACGTGAGCTGGCTCGACTGGCTCGCGTACGTGCCCGCCGACATCGCGCTCGAGGCCCAGTCGGCCGCGGTGATCGCCCTCGGCACGGGTATCTACGCGCTGCTGCGGAAGCTCGCTCAGCGGTGGCCGAATCTCGAGCGGTTCCTCGGATCGGCGAAGACCCCAACCTACACGGGCTGATGGGCACGATCGCCGCTGTCCTGACCGCGCTTCTCGCGGTCGGGATTGACGACGTGAGCACATGGCGCGAGCTGATCGAGTGGGCCTGGGGAGGCATCCAGAACGCCTCCCCGTGGCTCGCTCCGCTGCTCTGGAGCCTGCTCGTGGTTGCAGCCGCCGTTCTCTGGGTCAAGGGCAAGGGCTGGCAGAAGCTCAAGGCAGCTCTCAAGTGGGCGCAACGCGCTGTCCGCGCGGTCGACCAGTTCCTCACCCTCACCGAGGACATCTCCTACATCAAGGGCCAACTACAGAACAACGGTGGCTCGACGGTGAAGGATGAAGTGCAGACGCTCGGTCGCACGGTCGCGCGCATAGAGAAGAAGGTGGATCGGGCAGCTCGCACAGCAGCCGAAGCCAAGAGGACTGCCACCACCAGCCAGAAGCTCCTGCAAGAGCACCTTTCAAGATCGACCTGAACAAGCATGACTGCGCCCCGCGCTCCAGCTCTCGAGCTGGGGCGCGGGGCGCTTTCGTCGTGCGCGCCGGAGGGCGCGACGTGTCGCGGGTGGCCGCGGGCGACGGGTCAGAGCTGAGCGAGCACCGCGTCGCGGAAGGCCTCGAAGTCGGCGGACTGCTTCTTGGTGAAGATCACGGCGTTCTCGTCGTTCGCCGCATCCTGGAGGCGACCGACGCCGCCCGAGCTGCGGCCGACCTCGCCGGAGACGCTCAGGGCGAGGAAGCCGTTCACCAGCATCGTCGCCGGCCGAATCTGCACGCCGCCGATCGAGCGCAGCGGGATTGTCTTCGCGCCCTTGTTCCCGATGCCCTTCCGGGTGATGGTGACGAGCTGGCCGTCGAAGCTCACGGAGCCGTTGACGCCCTTCGCGGTAGTGGTGTCGGTCATGGGTGCTTCCTCCTCGTGGTCGGCGCTCTACACGCTACCGGCAGCGCTACGCGGCGGCGAGAGCTGCGCGGCGCACGGCGTCGGACTCCACGCCCGTGTATATCTGCGTGGTCGCGACGCTCGCGTGGCCGAGCAACTCCTGGACTGCGCGAATGTCGCGGCCTCCGAGCTGGTAGGCGCGGGTCGCGAAGCGGTGGCGGAGCTGGTGTGCGGTCGCGCCGGGGAGCACTCGCGCGATGAGCTTGGAGACGTACTGAGCGGAAAGGTGCCCGTCGATGAGGCCGGGGAACAGCCAGCCCGGGCCGTCCGCGAAGGCGAGCAGATCGCGCGCGAGATCGTCGGGCAGCGGCACGTAGCGGATGCGGTCGCCTTTGCCGTGGACGACGAGGGACCAGCCCACGAGGTCGCGCACGAGGTCGTCAGTGTGGACGAGCGCTATCTCGCGGCACCGCAGACCGGCGTACGCGGCGAGCCGGACCATGAGGCGGGTCCGGGTGTCTGAGTCCGCGAGAGCGGCTTCCAGAGCGTCCTCCTCGGCAGGGCGCGGGACGCCCGCAGCGACGCGCACTCGAGGCAGTAGCTCCGCGGGATTGCGGTCGGTGAGTGAGTGCAGCATGGCCCAGCGGTAGAACTCGCGCATCGTGGAGCGGAAGGTCTTCATGGTGGAGCCTGACCACTCGCGGCGGTCGATGTGGTCGGTGAGGTCGAGGGTGGTCGCTGACCACGGGTCGACTTGGCTGTCGCAGGCGAAGCGGCGCAGGTGGTAGGAGCGGAGGGTGAGCGTGGGCTTCGGCGCGCCGCTTCGAGCGAGGTTCGCGAGGAACGCTTCTATCGGTTCTGTCCAGGCGGGCGGCGTGGTGATCTGAGGTTTCATCCCCGACTGTGGCACCAGGCGAAGGTGCCGCACCGTCCCCAT